ATCGTCGCGATCCGCAAGTGCTGAAGATGTGGATTCCGATGCCGCATCGCTTCTTGCCAGTGTGGCAGCGCGGCCCGCTGGTGTTCGACGTGCCGGGCATCTTCCGTCTCGGCGGCATCGAGATCAGGTTGCCAGCCGCCATGCGATACCTCGACGGCGTCTGAGATCAATCAACTTCAATCAGGAGATTCGACATGGCGAAAGTCAAGAACACTGGGAAGCAAGTCCACGGCTTCATCACCGAGGACGGCAGTCAAGTCGTCGTTCACCCAGGTGAGGAGAAAGAGTTCAACATGTCTGAGGCAGACTTTAAGAATCTGCAGAAGATCATGGAGGGCATGGACGACGACAAGAAGCCGTACGAGTTGAGCGGCAGTGCCGGCGGCGTCAAGGCAGAGAAGAAGAGCAAGAAGGAAGGCGACGAAGTGGAGATGCCGGCTCAGTCGACGACGCCACCGGCTCCTTCTCCAAATCAACCGCCTCCGTCGGTGATCCCACCGACAGAGAAGGAGCGGCAGGAGCGAGAGCATCAGCAAGGTCGATCGACGAAGAAGTGACATGGCGATCAATCCGTCTCTTCCTCCGACCGTCGCAGAGTTTCGGAATGCCTTTCCGGAGTTCTCCGGCGCCACCGATGGTCAGGTCCAGACTGCCCTCGACACTGGCATGCTCTGGATCGACACGTTCTGGTTCAAGCCAGACGACAAGATGGCAGTGATGTATGCCGCCGCTCACTATCTCTATCTTCACGACAGGGCAAGCGGCGGCATGATCACCGGAGGCGGTGGGACGGGAGGCGGCACTCCTCCCGTCATCGACTCCGAGGCCGGCTTGATCTGGGTCAAGTCCGTTCGCTTTCGCGATCGGCAGGTGACTTACGAGCGGGTCTCTGGTGCCGCGGCAGGAGACAGCGGCGGCGGCAGCGGAGAGACTGTCACCTCGTCTGCCAAGGACTTCTGGGAGTCGTCTCCTTACGGTCAACTCTATCTGTCCTTTCAGCGGCGGAACGTTCCGCACATCGCGGTGATCTGATGGACTACTCACTCAACGTCAAGCGCATGAGAATGCAGCAGGTGGTCCTCGCCATCGATGGCGGCGGTGGTCCAGGGCGCATCGAGTTGCGCAACTCGGAAGGGTTCATACTGGCCACGCTTCTTCTCTCGCGTCCGTCGTTCTATCTGGTCGGAGCTGACCTGCAGCTCTCTGGACCGGTCACTGGCTTCGTCACGGTGGACGGCGTCGCCTCACTGGGAACGATCTCTGACGCTCACGGCACCGTGGTCATCGACAACATGTCGGTCGGCGTCGACGTGACTCCGGACGAGACTCACGACTACGAGATAGTGCTCGACACGATCGCACTCGAGGATGGGAATCAAGTCACCATAACATATGCGGTGATCGAACATGGCTGATGATCCGCGTCAATGCAGCGAGTGCGGGGCGAGGTTGATGGCTGGCTGGCCACTGCACAAGTGTATCTCTACCATCGGCGGCGTCACTCGAGAACTGTACTGGTGCGTCGAGTGCGCTGAGTACATCAGCAGCGCGAGTTGGGATCACGAGACCAAGGGTCCGTATCCGTTCACCGTCACGAACAATGAGAAGGGGCGGGCGTGACCATAACCAACGACACCAAGCCTCTCGACGTCAAGGTTGACTCGGTGTTCGGCGAGCAGGTCGTCTTGAAGCCGATGAAGACGGTCAGCGGCGGCTATCGGGACAACGTCCCTGACGACGCGAGAGTCCAAGTCATCGCCACTGGAATCTACGATCAGTCTAGAGGTGCCGTCGAGGGAATCACTGGAGGAAGCAGCAGCTTCATGCACAAGCAGGCGACCGTCGACACCACCCTGTCGATCAGGATGGAGCCGGTGCAGCAGTGTCAATTGCGCAAGGGCGATCGCGTCTTCTTTCCGGAGAGAGGAGAGACGTACGACGTGACCTTCATTCACGCCGAGCCTGGAGGCAGACCTGACGTTCACCTCGTTCGCGTTCTGGAAGAGGATGGTGAATGAGTATCATCCGTATGCTTACCAGGCTCTGTGCAGTTGCCGCTCTGCGTGGTCAGACCTGGGCGGATGATCGGGTGTTCGACAGCGACAACACTCCCCTCTCTCAGGCCCTGACCTTGAACGCTGCGGCGAAGCCATACATCGTCGTCTACACCGACACCGACAATCGCCAGGACATGAACAACACGACTGACGTCTACTCGGCGAGGAGAGAGCTGAACCTCTGCCTGGAGATCGGCGTCGCGTCGAAGGTCGAGGGAACGACCGGCGGCGAGGTCCTGAAGACACCACTGACCGACGAGGGGATGGAGATCGCCTTGGACATGGTCGAGGACCAGGCGATCGAGGCCCTCCTCGGAGACCCGCAGTCAGATTGGTCGGAGCTTCTGAAGACCTTCGTCATCGGGATCACGCGGATATCTGGGCAGCGAGGAGCCTCTGCCGACAGAGACCGAAGATGGGCAGCGCGGCAGTTGAGCTTCATCTGCGACGTGGTCTCCGACATTCCGAAGGGCGTCCCGATCAAAGAAGGGCATCCGATCAGGAGGTTTGCCGAAGTCGCAGTCGCTCATCCCGAGGATCACATGGAGCACGCCGGAGAGATATGCATGGCGCTCGCCAACAGGACGACGGCCCCGGCTTGGGAGCAGGTTCAAGCCATGCTCGGAGCCAGGAGGCTCGGCCTCCGTGCCGTCGGTCTGGCGCCGCTCTCTTCCGACCTTCCGATCATGGCAACCAAGTACGGAGACGATCTCACCGACACCAGGGGTGAGGCCCCGATCCTTCGCGAGATCGCTCACGACGACGTCGACATGGAAGGCGACGAGTCTGTCGGACTGCTAGACAAGTTCACGATCAAGACCAACGTCTCCGTCATCAAGCCGAAAGAATCAAAAGACCGAGTCAAGGTCGACGGAGAGGTAGATGCTTCGTGACCCGCTGTGGCGGGCAGTCTTGCTCTGGATTGCCGGCATCATAGTCGTGTTCTTCATCTTGTTCGTGGTGGTGTCGTGAGATGCACCTGGAGTTCGACACAGCCGCGATACTCGAGTACACGAAGAAGTTGGGTAGAGCTCAGAAGGTGACTGCTCCGGCGATAAGCCAAAGCCTCAACATCGTCGGCGATCAGTTGGTTCAGACGATCCTCAGCAATGCCGCTCAGAGAACCGGGTTGAGTATTGGCGTGATCCGTCGCTCGCTTCAGGTCGAGCGATCCACTAAGGGCAGCCTCTCCTACACGATCAACCTGAACGAAGACCTGTTTGCCAACAGGCAGAAGAGACTTCAGGACGAGGCGGCGCGAGAGGCAGAGCAGGCAGAGAAGAAGAAGTACGGAAAGTTCAGACCTGGAGAGTTGGTGATCGTCAAGACCCAGGACGACGAGCTGGTCTGCATGGACTGCGAGGAGCTTGGAGCAGCTGGACCGATACCGATCGACGTCGCTCTCGAGCACATCCCGAAGCATCCCAACTGTCGCTGCGTGATCATGCCCTATGCCCCGAAGGGGAAGCGACTTCCGGTGACGATGACGACGGTGTCCGGTACCGATCCTGGTGTGAGAATGGGCTCTGAGATAAACGAGCAGGCGACGTTGAGGCAGCTGGCTCAGGAGATATTGAACCGGACATCTACTAGCGTTCGTGTGGAGCTGAGATGAAGAACTTCAAGAACGATCGAATGAACTCCTACTGGGAAGCCGCCGACGAGTCGTTCGATCTGGTGAACAGTTACTTGGAGCAGATCAAGGTTATTCGCAGGAAGATTCAACTGGCCTGCGGAGACGACGACGAGGACATGGCCAAGGGCCTCCTCGCCAACATGGCGCAGACTCATCTCCGTCTCGCGATCGCCCTTCTGTCGATGTCGGTAGAGGAGGAGGTCACAGAAGACTTACAGTTGCCGAACTTCTTACTGAGGGAGAACGACGCGTGAGCGACTCCGGGGTCACCACTCCTCCTTACGGGAATCCGTGGGGACGCATCAGCAAGATAGCCGCGAAGGTAGGAGTCAAGCCGGCCAGGCCAGACGGTCACGCGTCGGTCACCTGCATCGGCAGTGACGGCAACGTCTACGACATCTTCGAGGTCGTGATCGCAGTGCTCGATCACATCGACAACAAG